GAGAATGAAATGGCGGCACAAAATGGGAAAGACCTTCTGCTGAAGGTTGACCTGGATGGCAACGGATCCTTCCAGACCTTGGCGGGGCTGCGCGCCTCGCGGCTGAGCTTCAATGCCGAAACGGTGGATGTGACCAGCCTTGAATCGACCGGCGGCTGGCGGGAATTGCTGGGTGGCGCGGGCGTCAAATCAGCCGCGATCACCGGCTCTGGCATCTTCCGCGACGAGGCGACGGATGAACGCGCCCGGCAGCTCTTTTTCGATGGGGAGGTGCCCGATTTCCAGGTCATCATCCCCGATTTCGGCACCGTCGAGGGCCCGTTCCAGATCACCGCGATCGAATATGCGGGCACCCATGACGGCGAGGCGACCTACGAGCTGTCGATGGCCTCGGCGGGGGCGCTGACCTTTACCGCGGCGCTCTGAGCCATGGCCAACCCCCATGCGGGCGAGGTGGCGCTGGTCGTCGATGGAAAGCGGCAGGTTCTGAAGCTGACCCTCGGCGCCCTGGCGGAACTGGAAGAGCAGCTGGAGGCCGATGGCCTGCCCGCACTGGTCGAACGCTTCGAGGCGGGCGGGTTCAGGGCGCGCGACGTGCTGGCCCTGCTGTGCGCAGGTCTGCGCGGGGGCGGCTGGACCGGCGCGCCTGGGGATCTTGCGCGCGCCGAGATCGAGGGAGGCCCGCTGGAGGCCGCGCGGGTCGCCGCGCGTCTTCTGGTGCTGGCCTTCCCCCCCCGCATGAGCGAGCGGCCTTTCGACTGGCCCGGGCTGATGCGGGCCGGGATTCAGGGCTTGGGGCTGACGCCCGCGCAGTTCTGGGCGCTGACCCCTGCCGAATTGATGCTGATGCTGGGCGAGCCTTCTGCGCTTGCCCCGATGGGACGGGCGGGGCTGGAGGCCCTGGCCGCCCGCTTCCCCGATACGAAGGACAGTGGTGATGGATGAAGACCTGGACCGGTTCGATGCAGAGCTGGCCTCGCTGGAGGCGACGCTCGGCTCGGCCACGCAGATGGTGGCGACCTTCCACGGCGAGTTGCGGGCGATGCAGGACTCGATGCTTTACACCGGCCGAGAGGTGCAGGGGCTGAGCCGAAGTTTCGGAAGCGGGCTGAGACGCGCTTTAGACGGGGTGATCTTCGACGGCATGCGCCTGTCGGACGCGCTGCGCTCGGTGGCCCAGAGCATGGTGGACGCGGCCTACAATACCGCGATCCGCCCGGTGCAGAACGCGCTTGGCGGGGCCCTGGCCAACGGGGTCAATTCGCTGATGTCGGCGGTCTTGCCCTTCGAGAAGGGCGGCGCCTTCGCGGGCGGGCGCGTGACGCCCTTTGCGCGTGGCGGCGTGGTCAGCGGCGCGACCCCCTTTGCCATGCGCGGCGGGCTTGGGCTGATGGGCGAGGCTGGCCCCGAGGCAATCATGCCCCTGACACGCGGGGCCGACGGACGGCTTGGCGTGCAGGCCCAGGGGGGCGGGCGCCCGGTACAGGTCACCATGAATATCTCTACGCCCGATGTGCAGGGCTTCCAGCGTTCGCAAAGCCAGATCGCGGCGCAGATGAGCCGCGCCCTGGCGCGTGGTCAGCGCAACAGGTGAGAGAGGCAACTCCATGACATTCCACGAAATTCGCTTTCCCGCGAGCCTGAGCTTCGGCTCGGTCGGGGGGCCCGAGCGGCGCACGGAACTGGTGCAGCTGGCCAACGGGTTCGAAGAGCGCAACACCCCCTGGGCCCATTCGCGCCGCCGCTACGATGCGGGTCTGGGCATGCGCTCGCTTGACGATATCGAGACGCTGATCGCTTTCTTCGAGGCCCGGCGCGGGCAGTTGCACGGGTTCCGCTGGAAGGACTGGTCGGATTACAAGAGCTGTGCGCCCTCTAAATCCCCGGGCTTTCGCGACTGCGTGATCGGCACGGGCGACGGCGAAACCCGCGCCTTTCAGCTGATCAAGACCTATCGGTCCGGCGACGAGGGCTATGACCGGCCGATCACCAAGCCCGTGGCCGACAGCGTGCGCGCGGGCGTCGACGCGGCTGAACTGGTGCAGGGCGTGCATTGGGAGGTGGACGAGACCACGGGTGTCGTCACCTTCACCGACGCGCCCGACGAGGGCGTGGAGGTGAGCGCGGGCTTCGAGTTCGACGTGCCCGTGCGCTTCGATATCGACCGTATTCAGACCTCGGTGGCCAGTTTCCAGGCCGGCGAGGTGCCGGATGTGCCCATCGTGGAGATCAGGGTATGAGCGCGGCGGGCTTCCAGGCGCATCTGGACACGGGCGCGACGGATGTTGCGCGCTGCTGGCGGCTCACCCGGCGCGACGGGGTGGTGCTGGGCTTTACCGATCACGATTGCGCGCTGGCCTTCGACGGCACCCTTTTCCGCGCCGATACCGGGCTGACGGCCTCGGCGCTGAGCCAGTCGACGGGGTTGTCGGTCGATAATGGCGAAGCCCTGGGCGCGCTGTCGGATGCGTCGATCACCGAGGCCGATATCGAGGCGGGGCGCTTCGACGGGGCCGAGGTGGAGGCCTGGCTGGTGCAATGGAGCGCACCGGAAAACCGGGTTCTGACCTTTCGGGGCACGATCGGAGAGCTGGAGCGGCAGGCAGGCGGCTTCAAAGCCGAACTGCGCGGGCTGGCCGAGGAGATGAACCGCAAGACGGGCCGGGTCTACCAGCGCGGCTGTTCGGCCGTGCTGGGAGATGGCGCCTGCGGCTTCGACCTGTCGACGCCCGGTTATGTCCACGAAAGCGCGGTGGACCGGGTTGACGAAGCGCGGCTGCTGGAATTCGACGGGCTGGACAGTTTCGAGCCGCGCTGGTTCGAGCGTGGGCGGCTTCGGGTGCTGAGCGGGGCGGCAAAGGGGCTGGTTGCCGTCGTCAAGAACGACCGTTTCGCAGCGGGCGTGCGCAGGGTGGAGCTGTGGCAGGCGCTGCGGGCGGACCTGGTGCCCGGTGACATGGTGCGGCTGGAAGCAGGCTGTGACAAGCGCATGGAAACCTGTCGGCTGAAATTCTCCAACCTGCTGAATTTTCAAGGCTTCCCCGATATCCCGGGCGATGACTGGGTGATGGCCTATCCCGGCCGGGGCAGTGCCGCGATGGATGGCGGGAGCCTGCGATGAGCCGGGCAGTCGAGATCGCGAGCGGCTGGATCGGCACACCCTACCTGCACCAATGCTCGATGCGTGGGGCGGGGTGCGATTGCCTGGGGCTCTTGCGCGGGATCTGGCGCGAGATGCTGGGCCCCGAGCCCGAGGCGGTGCCCGCTTATAGCCGCGACTGGTCGGAACCCGAGGGTGAAGAACGGCTTTGGGCGGCGGCGCTGAGGCATCTCGTCGCAAAGCCGCTCGACCGGGAGGCGGCGGGCGACATCCTGCTTTTTCGCATGCGCGAGGGGGCGGTGGCCAAGCATCTGGGGCTTCAGGCCGGAACCGGCCAGGAAGCCAGTTTCATCCATGCCTATAGCGGCCACGGCGTGGTCGAGAGCGCCCTGACGCCGCCATGGGAGCGGCGCATCGTGGCGCGCTTTGCATTTCCCGAAAGGACCTGAACGACATGGCAACGATCCTTCTGTCAGCCGCGGGCGCGGCGATCGGCGGGCTGAGCTCCGGCACTGTGCTGGGGCTGAGCGGCGCCGTTATCGGGCGTGCGGTCGGGGCAACCCTGGGCCGGGTCATCGACCAGCGGCTGCTGGGGGCGGGCTCTGACGTGGTCGAGCAGGGGCGGCTCGACCGGTTCCGCATTACAGGGGCCTCTGAAGGGGCGAGTGTTGCGCGGCTCTTTGGCCAGATGCGCCTGGGCGGACAGGTGATCTGGGCCACCCGCTTCAAGGAACAGGTAACGGTGACGGGCGGCGGCAAGGGGGCGCCGCCCACCCCGCAGACCGCGAGCTACAGCTACAGCGTGAGCCTGGCGGTGGCACTGTGCGAGGGCGAAATTGCCCGGGTGGGCCGGGTCTGGGCCGATGGCTCGGAGCTGGCGCGCAGCGATCTGACGATGCGCGTTTACCGGGGCACGCAGGACCAGATGCCCGACCCCAAGATGGAAGCGGTCGAAGGAGCGGGCCAGGTGCCGGCCTACCGGGGGGTGGCGTACGTGGTGATCGAGGACCTGGACCTGTCGCCCTATGGCAACCGGATCCCGCAGCTGAGCTTCGAGGTGTTCCGCCCGGCGCGGCCCATGGGGCTGGATAGCCCGCCCCAGCCCTCGGAGGCCATCCGCGCAGTGGCGCTGATGCCGGGCACGGGCGAATACGCGCTGGCGACCACCCCGGTCAGCTATGGCCATGGCCTGGGACAGGCCGAGAGCGCCAATGTGAACACCGCCACGGGCGGCACCGATTTCGAGGTGGCGCTGGAGGCGCTGGACGGAGAGCTGCCCAATTGCGGTGCCGTGTCCCTGATCGTCAGCTGGTTCGGCAACGACCTGCGGGCAGGCCAGTGCAGCGTGAAACCCAAGGTCGAGCAGGCCGCCGCAGATGGGATCGGGATGCCCTGGCAGGTCGCGGGTCTGACCCGCGCGACCGCCGAGGTGATCGCGCAGGTAGACGGCCGGGCGATCTATGGCGGCACGCCCTGCGACCAGTCCGTGATCGAGGCCATCGAAGCCCTGAACGCGGCAGGGCAGGAGGTGATGATCTATCCCTTCCTGCTGATGGAAATCCTGGACGGGAACGGGTTGCCCGACCCCTGGAGCGAGGCGGGCGACCAGCCCGCGCTGCCCTGGCGGGGGCGGATCACCGGGCAGAAGGCCCCGGGCCTTGCCGGATCGCCCGATGGCACGCCTGCGGCGGCGGCCGAGGTGGCGGCGTTCTTCGGAACCGCCTCGGCCTCTGATTTCAGCGTGAGCCCCGGTGCGGTCAGCTACGCAGGCCCCTCGGAATGGAGCTATCGCCGCTTCGTCCTGCACCTGGCCGCGCTGGCGGCTGCGGCGGGCGGGGTGGAGAGTTTCTGCATCGGGTCCGAGCTGCGCGCGCTGACGCAACTGCGCGACGAGAGCGGCTTTCCCGCCGTGGCACAGCTGATCGCCCTGGCCGCCGAAGTGCGCGCGCTGCTGCCAGATGCCAAGATTTCCTACGCGGCCGATTGGTCGGAATATTTCGGCTATCACCCGCAGGACGGCACGGGGGATGTCTATTTCCATCTCGATCCGCTCTGGGCCGATGCCAATATCGATTTCGTCGGGATCGACAATTACATGCCGCTCAGCGACTGGCGCGCAGGGCGTGCGCATGCCGATATCGGCTGGGATCGCATCCACAATATCGACTATCTCAAGGCCAATATCGAGGGCGGCGAAGGCTTCGACTGGTACTATGCCAGCCAGGAAGCGCGGGACAGCCAGCGACGCGAACCCATCACCGATGGCGCGCCGGGGTGGCGGCTGAGCGATGCGGTGGACAGCGCGCCTGCGGGCAACCTGGGCCAGTTCGCGCAGCCGAGCCAGGTCAAGACCAGCAACGCGGTGTTCTCTGCCC